ATTATGTATATATTTAGATATCAATCAAGAGCGACGTTAAGTGTAACTTTAATTTGGTCTCCGTTGTTCTGAATGCTGTAAGGACCGTTTGTGAATCTCTCAGCATACATGATGGAACTATACAGAGTCGCAGTGCTCATACCAGCGTCTCCATTTGGTGTTGCAGTTAATGCGGGAGTTGTATAGAATTCATCATTATTAGGAACAGAGAATACTGTATATACATTGGATGTACAGGTAGTGTTACCTGTACCAGCAGCAACATACAGAATATCGCCAGCAACTAACTGGTGGCCTGCCCGAACAATTTTACCATAACTGAATGTTACACTTGGGTCAGTAGCAACTTGAATGTTATCGACAAGTGGTTTATCTAGGTATACAACTTTATAGAATCGATCAACACCGATGACTATTGTACCCGTTTGTATTCCTGCGTTACCGCCTACAACTTGACCTAAAGTAATATCATCAACGCTTTGATCCGGATCAACAGTAATATATGAATTACCAATAACTCCGATTACAGGGTCGCTATTGTCTCCTTTTGAAGTTGTAGTACCAATACCTACGGTAGCTGCATGTACGACTCCCTGGACCGATACTGGCATGTTATTGGCGCGGGTTACATAGTAACCATAAACATCACCAGCCTCACCCGTAAATGTAAATGTCTGTTCTGGGTATGTTGCAGTCGTTCCGGAACCAACCTGGTTGATCCTCCAACGAGATCCATTAAGAAGAATACCTGTTTGTGATGTATATGACTGGTCTGTTCTGTTATTTACAGCATATGGATATCCAGTAGTAGGAGCGTATCCATATGCGTTAGTATTACCAACCCCATAAGGCTCAAAATATGCCGTTGTAGACGGAACATCTGACTCTGCCGGCGTTGTGTTGCTGGTAAACAGTTTTAAGACTAAATTTCTGGGAGATTGGTCAGCGAGACTTGGTGTATGGTTGTTTTGTGCAACCAAGTATCTGAGTGACTCAAGTTCTCCAATATTTGGAACTAATAGTGCCATTTAAACAACTCCCCTGAAGGCTATAATTTGCGATAAGCTATGTTTATTTATAATTTTAATTTTAATGAAATTAGAAATCTATTAATGTTATTTACGGCAATTACATCAAAGGTAAGTATATCCCCAGCAACAATGGTTTTTGTCCACCCAGTTAGAACATCATCTCTAACTTTTCTTGCATTAGCCATCTGTGGATAAACTCCACCAACTATTGAAGAAAATGTTGGAAATGTTGAATAATTTGATTTTTTAATATCTAAAGTTAAATCACCTTGTTGGTCAGATAGTATAACTATATTTTCCAATATTCCACTTACATCAATAGTTAATGATCCTTTATTTCCAGCAACCATTGGAAAAGACCCACTATCAATAATGTAATTAATAGTTCGTGTCAGATCTGCAGTTGTTGCAAGAGCGACAATAAAAACATCATCTCCAGCTATTGGAGGAACAGTAAAGATGATATTATTGGTTGATAATACAAAATCCTCGCCAGGTTCCATTACGAGATTGTTTTTAACAACAATTAATTGTTGAGCATTGATAGGAGTATAGGGATTTCCGCCCTCTGTTAATGCAAAAGTCTGACCAACTCCCGTAAATTGGGAATTTATATTACCAAGAATGATATTTCCATACTGAATAGATTTTGTAGGTATTTCGTAATCAACACCAATTCTATAAGGACCGGGTTCATTTAATGTAACTAAGTATTCTGCCATTATGATACTCCTGGAGTTACAAGAACATTACCTTGAACAGCTCTAGTTCTATAAGCATTTGGAGAAATCAAAATCACATCATAAACATAGCGGCCACCTTCCATAGCTTTAGTTGCAGTATATCCCATAGAAACCGCAACCTTCCCATTTATTAAATCGGGGAAACTTAAAGTTAATGGATATGTAGTGGATGATGCTGGAGATTTTCTGATCGAAGAAATTCCAGTATATCCAGTCAAATTCAATGGCGCATTATTATTATTCCGAATTGTGAAGACGGCTTGGAAGTCAACTCCTTGTTCTAAAACTAAATTTACATTCCTTGCTGCCATTATTAGAATCCGTTTCTAAGTATTTATGAGTTAGTATCTAATTTTGAAAGAATCTGTTTCATCATATCTTTTAACTCAGTGACTTCATTTTTAATATCTTCTATCTGAGTAACTTGACTTTTTAATTTATTCATTTCATGAACTTCATTTATTTTTTGTTCTTTCAATTTCAAATAATTATTAAAATTAATATCAGAACAATCTATGATCGCACGAGAATGTGTATCACGATATAATCCTGGATTTCCCTCTACTGGCAAAAAATCACTCATATTATATTGATGCAATTGCTCTAAGATCTCTAATTCTAGGAACAAAGGAAGAATTTGTTCCTGTCATATGAATTTTAATTTGATATCCATTGAATTGTGGAATATGTGCCATACTGTATTCGTAGGATTTGAAATCATTTTCAGTTGTTGATGCAGTTTTTAGTTTATCAGATTTTCCATTATTTTTAGAAGGATCTATAATAGAAGAATTTATGTCTAGGTTTTCATGACCCGGGAATAATTCCCATGTTGTAGTTGCAACATTGCCCCTATCAGTTCTAAAAATTCTGTAACATACTCTAATATCACTAGTGAAATGTCTAAATGCATCGAAGTATATTTTTAGGTTATCAGCAGGTTTTTCAAGGAAAACTGGCCTAGATATGTAGATTGCTGCAGTTGGATCTTCCGAAACCGAATTTACTCTTGAATCGGTGATATAATTTGAAATTGGTGAATTGATTCTGTTTGCAACCGTAATCAAATTGCATCTATCCAAGTCTATTATTGGAGAAACTTTCTCACTATCAGTACTTAAAATTGCTTCAATTGTTAATGATTTATTACCAGGGAAATCTGCCAAGTGAGTGGTTTCATTAATTCTTGAACAAATAATTCTTGGCGATTGGAAATAAGTATCTCCCTCCAAATCTAAATCAGTAAATCCTTGGTCAATAAAAGGTATTAAATTGCTATGAGGAGTAGATCCAGAGAATGTTCTAATTTTTGCAGTAATAGTTGTTCCTGGAGGCCTCATTGATTGTAGATTAGCATTAACTACATTAAATGGTATATTTTGTGTTGCACTTGGTGTATTTGGATTAGATACCATAATAAGGTCATCATTAGAACCACAAGACTTATCTTCACGGAAGTATAATGCTGGGCCCAAAGAGTTTCCTGGTGATCTATCAACACCAGAACCAGAAGCTGCTGAATGATCAATTTTTACGTAATAGTAATCAAGATCTGCGGGATATGTATTATTGTCAGTTTCCGATAAACTATGAGTTTTATTAATTCTCCTCAACGAAACTCCATTGAGTTCATATTTAAATACATTTGAATTTATGGGATGACTTGTTATTTCCGAGCCATCAATTCCTCTACCATTTGTGATATTGGTGAGAGTATTTGTGGCAGTGTCTACGCCACCGTACTTAATAATTTCATTGTTTATTAGTATATATCCAGGATTGGTAGAAGTGGTTACCGGCAGGCCTTCAAAACTAGTAAATATTCCAACAGAACTTACTGGAATACTGTTCGTTGCAGATGCAGAATATTCTGCGCTTAATGTTGCTGCTTTTTGATCAGATTGTAAAGAAATCAACCTAACCCTATCAAGTTCGGAATACATTCCGTGATTGTTATGAGATACTTTAAAGTGAAGTCCGTCTGCAACGATATTAGTATAATTAACAGTAGCATTGGATAAACTATTTGTACCTGCGGCTCCAACATAATATAGAATATCATTTGTATTTTGAGCTACAGTTCCACTCACTCTATCAAGTATTAAAGTATTGGTAGAAGTTATACCAGTGGTGGGTATGGAGAGTATTAATCCACCACCGAGTCCGTCTGTTTGTGCATAATCGACGGTAAGTGTCTCTCCCCCAGTATATCCAGTTCCACCTACGGAAACTGTTGCTGCAATAGCAACTCCACCATTAACACTTAAATTGACTTTAGCTCCTACACCTCTTCCAGAGAGAGATTCCAAATTAATACCAGAATATGTCCTAAATCCAGATGTAAATCCAGTTCCAACTGCAGTTGGGGTTAGGGTCAGACCCACTCCGATAGAACCAGAAAGACCTTTAACAAATCCTACAAAACTGTCATTATTTTGTTGAAGAATTCTAATACCGGGTTGCAATCCTGCAATTTCTGAGGTTGTAAAACTTTTCGCAACTCCAACTAGAATAGTACGAGAAATGCAGTCTAATGGATTAACTCTAAGAGTTACTATTTGTTTATTACCAACATCCAATGTGGGATTATAAAATCTAACCGCACTTGGTGCATTTGTAATAAACGATGCTCTATATAAGTTTAATTTCAAGTCTTCCAATTGACTTGGATCCCATGTTGCTCCATTTTGTGACTTAAACAAGGATCCAAGAAGTGGTTGTTGAGATACAACAATTTTTTCTGATTCAGCTAGGCTTCTAGTAGTAACGTCTTCCTCTCCCATTCTAGAAATAGCCAGTGTATACTCGTTAGAAGCAGAAAGAAGAACTACACAATACGATGTTCCTCCTTCCAAGTATACCGGAGACGGGAAGGTAAAGGTGGTTGGAACAGTTCCAAGTTCAGAGGTACTAACATTTACTGGTTCTAATATACACTCAGCAAATGGTAAAATTACCTGAGTAGGTAGTCCAGTCTGCATAGTTCGGATCTGCATTGTAACAGGCAGGCCAGTAGTATCTTTAGTTCTAAAGAAAACCTCACATTTTGTTATAAAAACTCCGGCTTCATCTGGTACTTCAAATGATTGTGCAAGTGGGTCTACCCACCTGGTTTGAGTTGTCTGTCTATCTGTAAATGATGTAGAAGCATTGGTTCGCGTGTCACTACTTTGTGTAGTTCGTTGTTCTGTTTGATTTATTCTTTCTACGGTTGCATTTCTAACTCTCAATGTAGTTTGTTCTACATTTTGTAGAGTTCCGGCTGCGGTATATCGAGTTTCAGCTGTACTATCTGTAGTTCCTGAGATAGTAAGATTTGTTGCGCTTGATGTCAATGTAAATGTTTTTGTTCCGGTAGTAAACTTAGGAGCAGACGCTAGGTTAATATCCGGAATATATAAAGTTCCAATTAAAGTTCCAGCTGCATCAGTAATCAACCGTATATCTTTAACTGTTGCTACCGCTCCAGAAGCTTCCCCAGTCAACTGCATTCCTTTAATAATATGCCCATAGTATCCACTTGCGGCTTGCAATTCCAAACTTGCTGTATCAACATTTAATACTGTAGATGTTGGAGAATATAAACTTGGCAAAGAATTTAAAGGAGAATATGGGTTTTCTACAAATACCTGGTCTGGTGCCAAATATGGACCATACTTATGATTTGTTTGTGCAACTCTAAACCGTATAGATGCAGTACCAAGAGTACCTTTAACAGCTTCTCCAACAGCAAAAGTGCCCGAACTCATGGTAATTTCTATTAGTTTAGGAACCATATATGCTGCCATATCAATATTATCAAAAAATGCATAAAGTTGAGATTTTGGCTTCAATCTCCTAGCAATAAATTCTACATTCCTAGACCTCATAGTATGAATTACTTCTGTAGAAACTACTCGATTGCCCAGATCAATATTTTGGAATGTCTCGCCAACTTTATATTGTATTCCTTGTCTTGATTGTCTATTAGTGGTCAGAGTGGTAACATTTTCAAAACTAGTAAATGTATCTCTATTAGTAGTTACTGTAGTTTCTTGAACTCTTCTTACTTTTTTACTTACTCTAATATTTTGAGTATTTGATGTAGATCCTGTCACAGAAGTTCCGCTTTGGAATCTTCCCATATTTGCAGTGGAAGTTACTTGAGATCCAGTCCAAGTAGTTTCCCATGATCCCCAGGTTATAGGAGATAATCCAGTGTTACTATCAACACCAAGTTGTTGCATTGTTGTTGTATAAGTTCCTTCCTGATCTATTATTTTTGAGGATCCCTTGGTTTCAATCCAATTGTCCGTAGCAGGATTTAATTCTATCTGGCCAATCCAGTTTACAACGTGAAACGGATTTACATTTTCAAATCTAGTTCCAAAGTTATTTTTAACATAACTTACATCGGTATATTTTAGACAAAGCACATCTCCTACTTTAACAACATTTGGACTTGTCAAATTTTTGACAAATCTGTAATCTGCGTCTGGATTTGAAGTTGAACTCAATCCGGCTACAACTTCAGAACCCAAAAGTAGATCAATAGATGTTGTGTAATGTTGTGGTCTCAGTTCCCCCGCTTTTATGTCAATACTACATCTGTGTGAAAACTCTCCTAAGGCTCCACCGTCATCAGATTTAAAGTTATCAACAAAAAATCCGCACTTAAATCTATCTAATCCAGTATCAGCATCTCTTAATGTTAAATTTTTAGTATCGGTTTCAAGTATTGAAAGATTTGTATAATATTCAACATTTTTTAATCTATCCTCCAACCTGGAGATATCTTTCATTCTATATCTCTTGTGTTGCGTAGTTAGAAGTTGTATCTGACTTGCATCTCTAACATAAGCAGGCAAATTAAACGAACCTATTTCTAAAGCATGTTCAACTTCAGCGGCAGGTTTGGGATCTAAAGCCGGAGTTCCGCTTGATACTATAAATCTACCATCTTTCAGCAGAAAAAGTTTGTCGGATCTTGGTAAGTAATATGAATAACTTAATTTAATATTTGAGTCAGCCGCTATAATATGCGGAGTGGAAGAAATTGCACTAGTATAGTGTCTACCATAAAATTCAAATGGAGAACGAACATTTGTAGAGTAATCATATGGAGAAACTCTGGGTCTTAAGTCAAGAACATCCCCCGCAAAGAGGCCTCCAGATTGAATGATATCATTGTTATATCTATCAGCATCAAATGAATTTACCGTCACCATATCTCCATCATCATTTGGATCTATTATATAATTTTGAAATAGTATTCTTAATTGCTTTGATGGCGCAGAAACTGCAGGATTTCTAACTAGGTATGAATAATCAACTACTTCATCGGTATTGCCGTCGGAAAAAGAAAAATCTTTAGAAATATTTCTATCTCCAAGAGTAACTTTTGTAATTTTTGCACTAACTCTTGATTCAAGAAATAGAATTGTCTCTCCTTCGATAAAGAAATTTTCATTATCATAAACAAACTCAACAATATTACTTCCATCATTAGAGATAAATGTTGCAAGTGTATTACTAACCTGACCTTGAATTATTTCTCCAGGTATGGTATTTAAAATATTTGCATTTAACTCGGATATGGTGAGGTTTGGTAATTGAGGAGGATTTTCATCCGAAGATTCGATTATTGATAAAACTCTTTTTACATCACCAACTCCCAAAGATATTTGTTTATCTTGAACTCTTATGCCATAAGTTGAGCTATAAGTTAGTCCATCATTTAACGAAGTCGAACCAGTACCAGAAGATGTGTTGGATGATAAGTTAACTAAAATAGATGAAGCTTTTTGGAATACCTTTTTTCTTGGTTTTAATCCAGTTTTCCTCAAAGTTGCAGTCAAAGTTGCAGCTCCATTTTGACTCAATCCGGTTAATGTTATAGTTCTGGCAGCCACAGAAAAATTTTGTCTTAATAGAGGTTCCACTACGCCATTAGAATAGACAAGTGAATATGATTCCTCATCATAAGGTTCTAAAGTTAATTTAGCATCGCTTTCTAAAGTGGCGGTCAAAGAATTAGAAGCCACGGTTACAGAATAAGATTTTCGTATAACCATCTGTGCCAGACTCAAATCAACCGTAGATACATTAGGATGAGTTAGTGGTACATATAAAAATGCATCAGAATTTCCTAAAATGTTTGGAGTAGCCAAGAACAAGTCTGTCGTAGTAAGGTCGGTAGTGGGTAAAGTTCCAAATCCAACTCCACTCACATTTGTAGTGGCAACAATAGTAATCTGTTTTGCCGTTGCATCTACTGCCGATACTTGGTTAAAGGTCGGTAAAGTTTGTCCGGGTTTTGAATACGCTAATATGTCTCCTGTGGCAATACCTACTCCAAAAATTGAAGAGGAATTTGTTATGATACTAACTCCACCACCGGCGGCGGATATGGTATATGTAGACCCATTGGGCGCTAATGATGCAGATGGAGACAATACTGTATCACATGTAAATGTTGTTTCATCTAAACTAGTAATTTGAAAAACATCATCAATACTATAATCGGTAAAACGTTTTACCGTTCTGGACATTGATTCGCCATTTACCTTAAGAGGTTCATTATTTACAAAAGAACCACTTACTTGATAGAGTATTAATTGATCAGAATTTGAAACATTGCCTACAAGATATCCAGTTGCTGCACTATTTTCTCCCTCAATAAAAGCTGGAGTATTTAATGTAATACTTGTATTTAAAATTAAATAATCGAATGTTTGAACATCAAACATTGCCAGTTCATATACTGACTGAGGCCCAACATAATTGGCATTTGCAAGTTTAAGATCATAACACTGACCCAAACCTATTGGAATTCCAGACTTTGCTCCAGGAGTAACAGTTCTGTTGGAAAAGAATTTAACTGTGGTGCCATATCCAATGGGAAGAGCTCCAAACAGATTATTAACTTGCACCCGACTTCCCAAAGTGAATGGCACTGTAGTATCCAATTCACTATCTGTGGTTCTTGGTTTTTGTACATCTATACTAGTTGTACTTAAAGTTTCAATTTCATATCCTCGCACATAAGCTTTACCGGGAGAAATTTGCAATGTTAATAAATCTTCTGACGCTACATTTCCCTGTTTTGTTAGTTGATTTTGATTGTATACTCCATTATTACCCAGTTTATTGTTCAAACATTCTTTAATTTCTACACCAAAAGGTATGGTATAATAATCTCCAGATTCATCATAAGTTCTTCTAGCCAACTCATCACGGATTAAATTCGGAGAATCCTTGGTTGGTGGACTAAAAATTTGTCGTACTCCATCGATTATTCTTGCCAATTCTACAAAATTTTGATCATTTAAATCATTAATAGATTTTTTAATTAATGTCGCAGTTACTTTGAGTCTGTCGGCTCCAGGAGCTGCAAAATTAGAAAATCCCCTAGCATTATCATAAAGATCTGGAAATTCCTCAGATGCAACCGCAATAGTTTCATCAATTGATAGTCCGATTCTATATGTGGGAGTATTTGTATACTGATCTAATATTAGTGTCTGCGAGAAAACGTCAACAAAAAATCCTCTAATAAAATATACACCTTGTTCTATTTTAATTGCTGATCCTGTGGCTAAACATTCCGAAACTATTGTTGTAGCAAAAGTTGTTCCGGATCTTATTGCAGAAAGTGTATAATCAATATCCTCTAAAGTAATTAAATTTTCCCCGTCTATAAAAGTAGTATTAGTAAAATTAAGATCACTACCTGCTCTGTATTTGATGTAAAGCGTAAAAGTAGATCTTTCAGATTCAGAATCTGTGATAATATTTTCTACTTTTGCAGTAACTCCACTTGTTTCGCCTTTTATTATTTTTCCAAGTAATTTTGATATGTATAATGAGATTGGAATTCCCAAATGACTTGGGTCAATTTGAACACAAAAATACTGCGTATCTAAAGCAACATTCCCCGGTATTACTACAGCACCTTCTTTAAAAAAATGTTGACCAAATTTTTCGACTTGATTCTGTAAAAGTGTTTGTAAAGTAGTTAACTCTCTTGCCTGTATAGGAGTTCCTGGTTTAAATAGTACTCTTTTATAATCCTTTGTTACATCAAAGTCATCAAAGTATGGGGGCGCATTTAGATTAGTATTTTGTGGCATCTTTTTTTAAAACTCCAGTACGACTTTAATGTCTTCTTTTTGGTTCGGTGATCTTGGAATTGGCGCTCTATTGTCAATATAGATGATTTCTCCAGATTTTTTATTATATTCAGCAGAAGCTATGCCAGATATAAAATTAAGTCCCAATTGGTAGGTTCTATTATTTATTGTAGTTGATATACCGCTAAATCCGGTGTCTATGGAAAGAACTGAACCTACCAGAGCTGATGAATTAATATTGGTATTATAACCGGAATCTGGATTTGATGTGAATGGGATTATTTTAAATCCAGTTTCACTTGAGGCCAACCCCGTGGGTTGATAATACTTCAATACGCCCGTTATGTTATCCCACGAAGCGACGTAACCAATTGCTGTTGATCCTAGGCCTACCGTTTGTTTGATTACTGAGTCAACTCCGTATGTGCTGTTTGTAGTGATTCCCGCCAATTTTAATCCTTTGAGTCCACTTACCACAGATACGTCCAATTTTTCAACCGCACTATTCACTGTAGTGGGATTTTTCATAATTCCAATCCTAGCAAAATCATTTCCATTAATAACATCTGGATTGCTTTCAATAGTTTCAAATCTAGAATATAAAAGAACTCTATAGGATCCCAACTCTCGATCAATATCATATCCATGGCCGCCTTTGGGTGGAATAATCACACTAAAAGAAGCTAAGGAAGTATTTCCAATACCAGTATTTACGAGTTTATTTATTGGTCCATTTACTTGAGACCCTGGAGCTCCAGGAAAAAATTGCAGTGTGCCGAAGGTATACCCTCTGCCGCCATCAGTAACAAAAACTTCGGATACTTTTCCAAAAGAATCAATAGTAACAGTGGCTTTTCCGTCAGAACCATCACCCAATATAGGTACGTTCGAAAATGATGTAGAGATTGGTTGATAGTTGGATCCTCTATTATCAATAATGACGACCTCTATTTTTCCATCAATTGCATTATTTTTTATAGAAATACTTTCTCCACTATTTCCCCAATTATCAGGAACAGGAATATATTCAATCGAATCAAACTTAATAATTTCAGATGGTTTAATTGTATAAAGATACTTCCAAATATATCCATCACCGCTTGTTCCGGCCGGTCTTGGTTCTAAATCTACAAACGTTGGTTGGTCATATGAAGGCCTGCCTTCTGGATTCTCTGGATCGGCGCCATTTAGCAAACAAATATAAACTCGCAAATCTTCGTTAATAACATAATAATTTGCTTCGTATAAACTACTTCTTCCACTTACTGGAGATTGATTGAATATTGAATAATCGTGTCTATACATTTCATATGTATTGCCGCCGACCCACTGGATCTTTCTAACTAATTTTCTTACATCTTGTGGTGTTATCTTTTTTAATGCAATTATACTGTCTTTAATTTGATATTCTTCTTCAAATCCATCTATCGGCGCAGGAGTATTTGCGATCCAAGTTGGAGATCCGCCGCCTGCAGTTTGCAAAGAATTGGGGAGACCAATAAATGTGTAATAAAAATCTGGTTGAGTTCCTATACCAGAAACACTTTTAACAAAATTCTCAGCGTTCAATATTCTAAATTGATCTGAAATAATAGCAGGCATTTTAAATTTACACTTTTCTTTCTTTATTTAGTTACTTAATAGACCGTTTGTTCTGAATATCTTTGCTGATGTGGATAATCCAGCAATTCCATTGTCAGTAAATGCTGTAAATATTTTGGGATTTCCACCAGATCTATTTTGGAAGTCGTACATTTTCCCCCAACTATAATTTCCATAAAAATCATTTGTGTTTATACCCGTGTTTGATGCGCCTCTTTTATAAATTTGAACATAATTTCCAAATGAACTTGGAGCTAAATTGCAAGTAACAGTAACTATTCCTGCAAATGCAGTTGTTACTTGTTCTACTCTATAAACTCCATCAATAAATGATACAGCCGTTCCTACTCTAGATGCTGGATAATTAGTCATTCCACCCAGAGAAGTTGTTATTCCGGTAATAGCGTGCCCAACAACGACATTACTATCACTAATAACAAAGTAATCCCCCTTTATTAATTGAGAGTTATTAACTCCTAAGACATTCAGAGATGAATATCCAATTCCTAAAGTTTGGTTATCATAAGTTTCAGATTTCAATACAAACTCTATTTTTGGAGTATTTGTGCCAATTCCCGGTGTTCCAGTAACAAAGGTATTGATACCAATAATTTTTCCGTGATCACCGATAACTTTAATTGAAAATATATTTTCTATATTGTAAGAATCAGATTTAATAATAGTTGATGGTGGATTTAATGAAGAATACCCAAACCCACCATTCGTAACAACGATTGAAGTAGCTATTCCACCAGAAACTAAACAATTACCTGTTGCTCTATTTAAGACGGGTTCTGCATAAACAGCGGTTCCTCCATGACCAACAATTACGTATGTCCCATCTACACCAATTTTGTCAGTAAAGATAAAATCTCTCACACTGTTAGATTGATTTGTGGATCTAGTCACCCAGTGACTTAGATTTAAAGAGTAGTAAATATTTTGAGAATCATCTGAGGCTACATAAGTTCCATACGCATATTTAATATTTACAAGATTTACTCCAATATTTGTTGGAATTACTTCATATTGTGATTGAGATATTGATCTTATAACCGTTCCTTGACTACCTACGATGACAAACCTACCTTCAGCATATATAACTTTATTTAAATTTTCTACAGTAAATTGCGATTCAACATTCCAAATTTGACCATAAGTTGAAGTCAAAATAATTCCATTATTACCAACAGCTATAAAATATCCAGAATTAATTGATGAATTGAAAGTAAATGAAACACTATTCAAAGACGATATTGTCTGAGAAAATTTATTGACAAAATAATCAGTGCCAACGCCAACCCCCGTAAATATTGACCCGCCCGTTCCCACAGTTACATATGTAGAATATGATGGAGAATATACCACTTCTTTGAGAGTACCCACGTAACTAGAATTTAGAGTGCCAATGATCCCAATTCCCGGAACAGCACTCAGCTCTTTCAATTCTATTGTTGACCATGCAGCTATACTAGTTCCAGCGCCAATAGTTCTGACTATCCGAGCGCTACTTCCAACAGAAACATAAACATAGTCTGTACTAGTTATTTGATGTGCAATAACAGATTTTGCATCAAAATTTGTAGCTAATCCAATTGTGGAGTTTTGCCAAGTTTTTCCATCAGGACTTGTAATAACTGCCTGGGTGCTTCCAACGCCAACAAATACATCTCCAAAAGTTACAGAATTTAATTTATATGATGGAGAGATTCCAGTTACTCCTTTCCAGTTGAATATTGGGTCTTTTTGAGTAATTGCAGAGGAAGAAACAAATAATTGTGGAGAAGTATCATTAAGATACCCACTTCCAGGAGTAACTAATGTGATACTGGAAATAGATGAAGCGGCTGAGACAATGGCCAAACCAGTAGCTGGTTCAATATCTCTATTTTCTACTACTACAATATCTCTTAAATTTTCTTTCAGTCCATCAACGTCACTAAAAATTGGATAAGCATTATCCACATAAATTGAGTCATCATCTATAGATATATTTTTAATTAGTGTAGCTTGAGGCCGAATCATTCCTTTCAAAGATGATCTAGATTTTGGAAATAAAACTCCATTAATAATTCGATCATGTTTTTGTTTTGACCAAGTTAATGGTCGAACTTCAAGCGGATTTGTAGAAATTCCCAAACTATCATATGTAAACGTAGTAAATTCATCTGAACTTGGTATGAGTTTAACTACTCTTTCAAATTGATCAATATCAAGAGGATCATTTGGATTTTCTCGAATTGTAACGCCATCTCCTATTTTAATTGTTTCAGGAGGAGTTATTTCCTCAACATCCAAAGAAGATCCCCTATAATAAAAAATAGAACAAAAACTATTTGGTTTTGGAGCTTCAGTAAATATTACCCTAGATCCAACAAACGTGTAGGATTCTCCAGGTATTTGAAGAACATCGTTCAAATATATGAAAATATTATTAGTAATATCCAAATCAGTCCCTTGGGGTACTCTAAAACTTATTTGTTGCGGCTCGCCCTCAATAATTGCCTTGAGTGTAAATCTCTTTTTGAATCCATTGAATTGGTCAGTAATACTAGCAAACAATATAAATTGTCCTGGATAAAATCCAGCGAACTTATCGGTTTCAACTTCTTGGACTGTGAGTAAAAATGGCTCGAATGATCTAAAACTTACTATTCCAGATTGAACATAGTAATGACTAATAGTAGATGCAGAAGAAACAATTGTAAATTGATTAGTTCCTCCCAATCCAATAACTCTAAAATCATATGAATTATCAGTACTCTCATCAGTAAATCTTAGAACTCGTTGTGAAGTTGGAACTTTCTTAGTAATTCCACCACTTACATAATTATGTACAATAGTAGAAATTCCAGCATTAAATGTAAATGTATTTGTAGTTACTCCAGTTACCGTAAGTGTATAACCATACGGACTAGTTCCATCTGGGAAAATTGTAGTTGTTACGCCAACATATTCTGCAGCACAAGTAAAAGCAAGACCAGAAAGAGTTACTTTGTCTCCGACTTCAAATCCATGATCTGAACTTGTAGTTGCTGTTGAAATTCCCGTGAATTCCTCATAAGTGAATGTACTAATTCCGATCTCTGGCCATCCAGTAAAGGTATGAGTAATTGTTGAAATTCCAGCGTTAATAGTAAATGTATTCAATCCGACAGAACTCAGCACCGGAAATACTCTACCAAATGGTGAAGTCCCATCTGGAAAAATTGTAGTTGTTACGCCAACATATCCTGCAGCGCAAGAAAAAGGTAAATTGAATAAGAAGACTTCATCACTCGTTTGATTAGATGGAACTCCAGTTTTTAGTAGTCCATGAGGAGAATATGTAACTACAGTGCAGATTCCAGTTATATTATCATATGAGAATGTTTGAATTCCAACTTCATCATAACCACAGGTAAATGCCGCTCCAGAAATTCTTATATTATCATCTATCTTAAGATTATGAGTGATATCTGTAGTTATTGTACTTATTCCGCTTACATTGTTATATGTAAAATCTGTAATGTTTAGTATATCCGTTCGGAGTCCTGGACCAGTCGTTATCCCAGTAGCGGTAAGAACATCCCCCACTTTATATGCAACACCTGGTTGATCCATTGCAAATGAAATTATACTAGATCCGGAACCAACCACAACCGTTACTTTTGCTCCTTGACCAACTCCAGTCGATGGGGAGTAGTATGTTAAGGGAAGATTACTATATCCTGTAGGAATACCAATATTAACAACAGGGATAGATGTTGATGTATACCCAGTTCCTGCATTTACTATAGTAAAACCTGTTATAGTACCACTAACCCCAACTGTGGCTGTTATACTTGCACCAAATCCGATAGTTGAAGCCACACTTATAACTGGTGATTGTCGATATCCGCCTCCTTTGCCAGTCAAAATTACTGAAGATATTGTTCCTGAAGCTGATACGGCAACTTCAGCAGCGGCTACAAGTAGTGGTTGATATCCAAATCCACTCATTATTCCAACTTTAACAATTTTACCTGCTTTTGGAGGACCATCTATAAAATTAATTTGATTTTGTGCGTTATTTTCAATTTCATATTTTACTCCAGATTCTTGGAGTACGTTATTGATTAATATGAGTGGATTATTATTAATAAGTGACGAATTATTGACATTATTATACAAAGCCGTGACTGCATTACCATTAGATTTTAAACTAAATTGTGTTGCAGCTAATCCAGTGAATGACAAAGATATATCATCTAATATGATATTCTGATCAATTGGGTTGTTTGCATCTAATTTTCTAGAAAAAACTCTTCCCCCAAAGTTTGATCCCGTTTCCAAACCAACAAGACCAACTTTACCATATGGGGCTGCAGTAAAATGAATTGTATCTCCAATTATTTTAAAATCTCCAGACATCACCGAACAAGCAGCACCTACTGTATGCACTCCAGAAATTGACTCAAAAGCTCCCCTAGAAACTTCAATTATATTGGTAGATCCAATTCCTACGGATTTTATTACTACCAATTCATTATTAATATTAATAATATCACCTATAGCCAATGAAGAAATGCCAGAAGAAATGGATAGTAGAGTGGTAGTTGCTGTTGAAACTGGTTGAGATAAGACTACTTGTAATGATTTTCTTCTTAAAGCTGATTGAACTATACCATCAATACTGATTAATACACTTGGATCTGGATTGGAGTATGTAAGTGAGTGAGGTCCGCTACCAATGCCAGTCAACTTTATAAGACCACCAGTACCAAATCCAGAAACTCTAAACTCATTATCGTTCAATTTTATTACATATACCACTTTTGGTAGTATATTGGTGCCCAATTCTGTTGGAGAGACCGTTACAATGTCCTGTGATGTTCCTCCAACATAAGTACCTGCAATAGATACTTTAGATGTTGATGAGTATCCTACACCACCATTAACTACATCGACACTAGACACATAACCATCGATATCCCTTGAAATATTAAATGTTGCTCCACTACCGTCCGTAGATGGAACATTACTATACGTAACATTTGATTGAGCTGATACCTCTGTTGGTGTGACTTTTGATACTATGAAACTAAGATTATTTGTGGGCGATGCACCTCCCATGTACGTTCCTGCAATAGCCACAGTATCGCCTATTTTGTATCCAGTTCCACCTCTATTAAGGACAATCGACGTTCCTATTGGAACACCAGTACCAGTATCGTAAGTTAGAAAAACATTGAATTCAGCTCCAGTTCCCAAAGTTCCAATTCCTATCACAGAAGAGTATTGTTGGAAATTGGGGCCTGCAGGAACTAATATAGTTGATATTCCAGTAATAGATGTACTAATAGCTACTGTAAGTCCATTTTCAAGTATAGCCGTTCCTTCAAAATTACCAACTTTTACCAATGAAGACGTGATGCCAGTAACGTAAGAAGTTGTAGCGATTCCTATTGGGGAATTGGTGGATTGATATATTAGTTCTTGACCGCTTTGATAATTATGATTCGTAATAAAAAATTTATTGTTTGCAACATCTATAAAAGATGCATCAGATTCAAATATATGTTTAAATAGAGGTTTGCCTTTATTTTTTAATTTAAACGTAGAAAGTCCAACTATTGATCCCCCTCTAGTCAGAGATGGTAAAATTATATTTGAAGGAGCAGTTGTTGTTCCAATACCAACAATACTAGTAACTATTCCAATTAAATTGGATATCGCAGAAGTTTGATTTGCACAACAATTTTGATTATAAGTAGAGTTACAAGAAGTATCTTTTGTAATAGTTAGATCAAATTCTTGGCCCACATTTATAAATGCTTTTTGTACTGTACCGCCACTTTGATATGCATGAGGTATCGTTGATATTCCAGGATTAACTGTGAAGGTATTGACTCCTACTACACTTACCTTATATGAAAATCCTTTAGGAGAGAGACTTGGGTTGCCATCAGGACCCGCTCCAAGACTTGGGAAAATAGCGGTTGATAATCCGCCGCCAGAATTACATGATAAAACAATATTTTTTAAAACAACATAATCACTATTTGTCAATAAGTGTGGAGCCGTTGTGGTAATAGTTGCAATTCCTGATATATTATTATAAGTTAAGTTGGATACGCTGAAAGATGTTGACAGATTGTACGAGGTCTGTACGCCTACATTGTTAATAATAAACTTAGATAGTTCCAGAATATACTTAAGTCCAGCTATAGTTTCCGTAACTTCTCCAGCAACATAACTTGTACCCACACCACTCCAATAAGATAGTCCGACTTCGGTAGATTTATTATTTGATTCATATCTTAAGTCATGAGCTATAGAATCTATAACTGACCCAAATTTTTCGCTGGTTATGGTTCTGTCCCAATCAACGTTTGCAAGTATAGATGGATATGTAGCCGTTACGAATCCGACTACTTCTTCTCGAATAAAACTACGATTATATAATAATAGGTCAGATGCATCAGCGTAACGATTGCCAAGGGATTGGAAACTTCTTCCATTAAATTGATCGGATATATCATCAATTTTTAGAACCTTATTGGTTTTGTTATTAATATATGGTTTTAATATTAACCCATCATTAATATAAATGGTTTCAATAGAACCGTCTGGAAGAGAATCTTCTTCATAAACTTTTGTAAAATTTGTTTTGTCATACATTGATATTTCATTATCAACACTAACATTTATTATAGATGTAGAATCTAATATTTTGGGTTTTAAATTGTTTTCACTGTATAAAGTCTGTTGTGGTTCAGAATAAATCACTAAATCTGAAAATTCTTTGAATCCAGAAGGATGAATTAAGGATCTTACAGACTCCTTCCATGAGCTATAGGGAATATCTCCTTTAATTGAATATGAGAATTTTTGATAGTAAAAATTGTCAGAAATTCTTTGTTGGAACTCGTTTAATATGCCTACTGAATTATCTATATTACCAACTTTATCTCTGGAAACTCCCAAAGTTGAATTCATAATAAACGTATTAAAACTTTCAATTGTTCCATTTGTTTTAGATTCTTGACCAAATAACTTAGATCCAATTTCAAGTTCACCTGCTCCAGAATCGACTCTTAATTGATTAAGTTTGCCGTCCCATCCGTTTTCGAGTACTTTAGCTTGAAACTTGTTGCTATTAACAATCTCGCCTGAAAAATAAGATACATTTTCAATCAAATTCATTCTGAAAATAGGCATATCTTTTTTGTTAACAACAATGCCCGAAGGAATGTTTGAGTCATATGTACCAAGAGTTCCAGTGGAAATTCCACTCATTGAATATGTAACCGTATTATTAGAGGTACTAACTCCAACTACGGGGAAGAATTGATACTTATAACTAGATGAATTGAAATTTGCTTGACCTTGTGTGGTAAAAGTCAATCTACAATTTTCCAAGAAAACTTGGTCTCCGATGGAGAATGGGAAGATAGATTGATTGCCCCCAAACGTTGTAGGAATAAAGTCACTATTAGCCAATTCTAAAGTTACCAATTCGCCATTGACAGTTACAAAGTCTACGTCATATCCATTAGAATTTCTGATAGTTACTATTTCTAAAGGTTTAGACATTTCTGTAGAATTTTTGACAATTCTGACCGATTCAACGATTCCAGCAGAACTATTGAAACTCTGAGCTTCCAACTTTATATTTGGGTTTTCTGGAACAAACAACGCAGGAGGATTATTATATCCCCTTCCACCGAAAATCACAGAAATATCTTTTATACTTTGAATATCTTTTATTGACACCACTGATGGCGAACTCATCTGTGGTGACAGGGTTGGGTCTGTTGGATAGTCGAACCCATCTTTTATTTTTACAAAACTTTCAATTCTACCTATATTTGGTGAATCAATTTTAACTATAGCATTATTGCCGCGGTGAGATTGTATGGTTTTAACTAGAGGGGGTTTCTTATATCCTCGGCCCGCGAAATTAATCTTTAACTTGGATATTGGGCCAGCTGCGGTGAGCGAATCCGTATCATACGTTTTTATTGCACCACCTACGGCTTGACTTTCGATGTAAGTTAAATTTTTATTATTTTCAATCGCAAATACATTATTATTGAGCACCTCAACTTTATAAGTTCCATTTAAGGAATGTGATAATAACTCTATATGATTATTTCCAACTACCTCATAATCTGTGCTTAATTGCACTTTTTCTAACTCAGATAAGTTAGTTGAAGTTAAATTATAATAAAATGCTCTCGGAGTACCTGGCAGTGCCGTATCAATTTTTAGATATGAACCAGAATCTCCCGGAATTCCATTTTCAGTAATAATGAATCCTGTTGAAGATTTTCCAACAACTGGAATTTCTTTATCCAAAAGTGAGTCTGAGTAAAAATTCAACTTCATATTTAAAAGTGATGCGTCACTTAAATCAAATTTAAGTTTATTACCTCTAAAAATATTTATTGATGGGTTTACAAAATAAATTTTTTGTACAGAACCTCCTGTAGATCCAAAATTTATATACTTAATTGGTACATTTGGCAGTCCTATAAGTGGGACACCTTGATCATTTGTGACAAAAGAAGTTATTGGATAGATATCGGAAAGATATTGAGCTAATCTAATTGTATTCAGACTATTTTTTATAACATAATAAATTCCAAAATGCGATAATCCCGAAATTGGAGTTTCTGCAATGTAAACAACTTTATCTCCAGTTTTAATTTCTCCAGTATAACTAGAAATATCAATAGTATCATTTACTGAAGAGACATTGGAATCTGTGAATGCAATTTCTTTTACTAATACTTTTCTATTTACTCTGTCATATATTACTTTTATTACTTCTTCATCGACAATATCTAAGTTTAATTTTATATGATCTCCCGTAGTAAGTCCGTGATTAGTTGCAGTAGTAAATTTTAGGTAAATTCTTTTTTCGTTACCAATAATTTTTGGATTTGTTGTAGTAAGAGAATGTCCGACTCCAATCACTCCAAAGAATTCATTGAGATCTCTAAATTCCAATGAATTAAATTGACTACCAATCCCCGAAGTAGATGTAAATCCTACTGTAGAAAGTCCAAGATAGTTGTTTCCTAAGTTTACTGCGTATACTTTTTGATTATTTTCAAGTTTAAATGAAACTCCAGATCCAATATTGTTAACAAATAGAGATGTTCCCCCAAATCCACAATTATAAATTAGTTCTTGCCCAGTATAAAACTTGTGGCCTTCAGAAAAATAAATTGACTTGGCTGGCAGAGTTCTATAAAAAGATGTAGTTAGCCCAGTAATCAAACGGTTGATTCCATCAGATCCAGTGCCTACATCTTCCTTTGGATTAAAAAATACTGTTGTGTTTCCGATTACATAATCAACAGGATCTTTATCCGAAATAAATTCAAATTTCTTAGGTAATAAGACTACATTATCTACTCCAACAGTATGAATTCCTGTGTTTGAAAGTCTATTAACCGAGAACGAGGATTCTTGTTTGTTAATTTTAGTTATATGTAAAATTTCAGTTCCGATGCCAATAAAATCATTTGGCTCAAATCCAGCAATATCTGATACTACAATTTTAGTTGAAGCGCCTGTAGTTCCTACGTCAGCAACACTTTTCGCTAAGCCAACTTCTTTTTTCTTTACTTTTATATATCGTATTCCCTCTAAGTATGAAGAAGTTACGGTGGATATTCCTAGTATTCTGACTGCAGCACCGTCTCCCAATCCGTGAGGACCAGAACAATCTACTACAATTTTATTTGATTTTACAATAAAATCAATGTTTGGTATTAACTCATCAACAAACTCAACATTGGAAATTGTTTTTCCGGAAATCCTAGAAATACTAATACTAGCTGAAGTTCCTCCAGTGTCTTCATTATCAACAACAACCACATCATTAACTGCATAATTCTCCCCAGGCGAAAAAATACTTACTTTGTCTATTTTGTCGGATTTTACAGATTCAACTCTAAATTCTTGTTTGTAATCATTAGCCACAGAATTGATCAATTCATATCCAGAATTATAGTAATTCAAGTAATATGGCGAAATATTTCTACTTAGAGTAGTATTAAAATTATATAAATCTTGATTGAATTTTGGTAGGAAATTGTTTACGATAGGAACATCTTTAAATTTGGGCCCAATAACATAGGGATATTCAGGAATTGCAAGACCGGCAGGAATGTTTTGGCCTCCACCAGAAGTGCTTATAATTACTGTAGTAAAATATGCATAAATTCCGTTGGGAAACTCCGGAGTTATGCAGTATCTACCATTAAATTCATCTAAATTGCCAGTTCCAATAAAGACATAATCATCGACAAAATATCCAGATTCAAACCCAGGAGGTCTTAAATTAGAATTTGGATTTACATCAAGAACATATCCAGATGTCATTCTTTCAATTGGACCACCTAAGTTTTTACTGTATGCATATGGTCCATAAATTGGATTGCCGTCATAAGCATATCCTAAAAGTGGTGAATGAATTTGTGCTGCTTGTTCTGTAAGATTTTGATTAATATTATCTCCCAACTGAAGTCTAAGACTTCTTGGAATATAAAGATTAACAAATTGTAACCCCAACTCGGGATTTTTGCTAGGATAGATTAAACCATCATCCTCGGTTATTCGACTTTTCAATTTTACTACTTGATTTATTTTCCATTCATTCACATTCGCTAACAATTTCAGTCCACTACCACTATTTTCTAATTTTAATGTAGTGTTAGTTGCTGCATATCCTATTCCACCACGAATTACAGTTACCGAAACTACTGATCCGTTTTGTATTGTAGGTAAAAGTTCACAAAATTTACCTATCGATTCAATATTGATGGTAGCGTCTTCTCTGTAGCCCCGACCTTTATTAATAATTTGAACTCCCACAATGGAAGTATTGACAATAATAGGTTTTAATAAAGCTTCAGACTCAATACTCGGGAGAGTGACCACTGGTCTTCTGTGGAAATTAACAATATTTGTACATCCAAATGCAACGCCGCCATCTTCCAAGAACACATCTTCGACTGAACCAAGTATCACCGGTTTCAATATGGGTTGAACATTAACTGTAGCCCCTATAGCAGATATGGTTTCGACAGATACAACTATTGGTGGATACTGAATTATATGAGTTCCAAGTCCTAAAGTATTGAGAGGTTCATACCGTTTATTGATAAGATTGACGTTACCTAAAGTCGCACCTATTCCAGCAGAAGCTAATTTAAATTTATTCGTATCAATTACATCTACATAATAACTAATTTGTGAAGACAGTCCAGATATTGGGGATTCGGTGTAGGAATATCTTACAACTTCTCCGGATTTAAATCCATGATTTGTTGCAAAAATGTAAGAATCGAAAGTATTAATTCCCGACACATTATTATTAGATGAAAGTATCGATGGAACTCTTATAGATCTATTGGAATATCCCTTTCCGGGATTTTTAACATATATTTTAGAGATTGTATTTTTATTTGTTACCGTAGTAAAATCATTAGTCCCGTTAGAAACCGAAGTCAGATTAATTGGATTAATTTTAGCAGAAGAATTCTGGATAGTAGTATATAATTTAATAACATTGGTAGTATGTATTCCAACGTAATAAATTGCTCCGTTTGTCAGCCCACCGATGGAAACATTTCCATTATTATTGTATACTACTTCCTCATTATCATCAAATAATAATTGTTCATCAAATGTAATGGTATCATTGCCTACAGAAACTGATGAATTTCCTTTAAATTTTGCAACAATTTTTGCACTTACCAAATTTGATTCCAATACACAATCGGATCCATTACCACCAGAAATGGTAATTTTGGGCTTAGTTTGATACCCCACTCCTGCAGATATGATATTTACTTGCTTTACATTTCCTGTAATATTAAGTTTTGCCTTAACTCCAGATCCAGAAGTATCTTGTACTATTAGATTTGGTGGAGATAGAACGTCATATTCAGATCCAGAAGATAGAACTTCAATCGAAGTTAGTTTTCCATAATGTATGGTTTCGTCAAATATCGTGGGGGAATATAATTCGACGCCATTTGACAACAATGCAAGTTGTTTGTTATCTCCGGTTGATACTCTTGTGCTTTCGTTATCGGCTATTACAAGAGGAGTTGGTACTAAATTTATCTCTTTTACTAACTTTTGATTTTTTATGGTTTTATTTTCATAACCAAATTTTACAATTTTGTCTGACGTTATGCCAGAATTAGCCGTAATATATGTTTTTGAAAAAATATCAGCCTTACTATAGGATAATTTAAAAGTATCATTACTAATTTTTGTTAACTGATATGCACCAGTATTAATTCCAGAATTTCCATACGGCTGATAATATATGCTTTCTCCCGTAACATATGGGTGATTTGGAGAATAGAAAACATCAGTTGTACCAGCACCAGATGTTGTTACTGTAGATTTATTATCAGTTGCGGATATAGTATAGTTTGGAATACCTGTTGATGTCACAAACATCGACGATTCGGCAGTATCCAGATATGTATTTTGTACTCCTGTAGGAATTTTACTTAAATTTGGAAAATAATCCGTATTGTGTTTTGCCTTATTAATTTTTCTACGTATACCAATTGTGTTAGTAACCTCATATCCAGCAGTTGAATTGACTTGAACCAGAATACTGTCGGCGTATTTTTTAATTGTTGGATTGGAATATTCAATAGAGTTTATAGAACCCAGTAATGTATTATCATTTTCATCAAATAATATAATATTTTCATTTAGATAAAAGTAAACTGCATCATATAATTTTATTCGATATAAAGTATTACTTACTTTAACAACAGTTCTCGTATTATGATACGTTGGAATGTTGTAGATCCAGTTATTAAACTCCACTTTGGATGATAAGTCTTTACCGAATCCAGATAATCTTACCTTATCCCCAACACGCATATTAGAGGTTTTACTGGAATCTATGGTATCAATTACATTAATGACCCTAAAATTTATTGGATCACTTTCAGATTCAAGAACACTGACAGCAAATTTTTGTTCGACTACCTCTGTACCAAAGGGAAGTATTCTATCAACGCCGGTAACACCAAAAAATTGATTCGTAGTTTTATCAGTATAATTAATTGTTACTAAATCGGAAGTTTTTGTTATAATTATAATCGATCCCTGTTGAGCAAATCCTATGGTAGAGTCTACTAAAATTGTATCTGATCCGACTGCAACATCTTCCGATATTTTGGTTGTACCAGAAACTTGGAAAGTACCACTTAAAGAAGTAGAGTCTAAAGAAATTTCGTATAATTCTTTTTTATCAACCGGTCTATATTCTACGTTAAAAATAGATGCACTTACAGTTCCAATTCCAGGAAGAGTTTGGAATAAAAAATTACCAGGCAAATATAAGGGATCTCCGGTTCCACCAATTTTCTCAACAAGAATATTCTTAGTAACAAAGTACACATTAGAGGATGGAACTAAAGTATAGTCTTGTGGTTTAACAATTTCAATGTCAGTGTTATAAAGTATCTTAAAAAGAAGTTTATAAGAAGAATCCGTTCCCTTACTACTATAGAAATTTTTAGCACTAGTTAATATGTTTGGTAACTCTAAGCCGCCTAGAAACTCTCTGTTTTCAAACCCAGGAAAAAATTCATTCCTAAACTTTTGGAAAAATTGAGTTAAAAATAAATTACTTAAGTTCTGTATTGTAGAATTATTAGAATGTTCTGATGCTGATGTGGTTGAAAAACTAAGATATTCCGGATTCTCGACAGATTCAATTTTATCAATACCACTAAATCCTCTCATGCAATCTACAAAAGAAGTTGGTGTTTTAGATAAGTATGTGATAATTTCATCATCAACTTTAAGTAGTCCATATGTATCGGGCCAACCAACTGTGGAGACTACGTTGATAGTAGAATCGAAAGCTAATACTTTAGAAGTTAAGGTTGTGCTTGGTTTTAATGATTCTTTATTGAAGGCTTCAATATCCTTATATTTTTTTAAATTATTGACAATATCCAAGGTTCCACCTTGGTGTTCCAATGAACGATAGTATTGTTTTAAAAATTCCAGAAATAGTGGGGAATCTTCGTTTAAAAACTCTGGAATTTGGGATTCGAGGATAGAATCAATTTTAACTCTTTTAATTTCTGACATTTTATCTTGTATACTTTCCGTTTAGATAACTTGAAGTTGAAACAAATTGTGTCGCAGATGCATTTTCTCCAGAAGATATAACATCTTCTATTGTATTTACCACGGAATTTTGAATGTCAACTTGAAGATATAAATCTCGGAGTCCAACGATGTCATTGGACTGTGGTATAGCTTGAACTTGAATAAATCCACTACTCAATGCCGATCCAGATATTTTTACAACATCAAGAAGAAGATCTCCAGTTACATAATCAACTGTTCCTGCATTATTTTTGACGAGTATGGGTTCATTTTTCTCCAGTTTAAAAAAGAATATTCTTCCTTTTATTTTGGATGTTGGGATATCGGCCATATAAATGGTTCCCTCAAGACCATCAATAGTAAACCCACTAGATTTTACTGAATATCCACTATCTCTAACGTAAATTGAATTACCAAAACATATTTCATATGTAGCAAAATTATCAATTTCTGGATTCAAATCTCTTCTCATTATAACTTTAGTAATGTTGGAGGTAATTGATTTATCCGTAGAATCAATCAGTGCATTAACTTTACTAAATTTAAATCTTCCTCCAAAATTATTAATATCTTTTGAGTTTCCGTATGTTGTTAAAGTATTTAAAACTTTAGACTTAACAACTTGAGACCCAGTAGTGAAATTTAAATTATAATAAACAGTAGAGTCTACTTCAATATAGAGATAAGACAAATCAACAATTTCCGGTTTAATTCCAGCAATCGAATATTGTTTTAAAGATCTCAGAATATCCCTCTTAGTGACTTGTGACAAAAATGTACCATTTTTTGGTTTAATTGATATAAAAACTTTTCCATATTCTGGTGGATCCAATTCCTCTCCACCATAGGTAGATACGGAATCAACATTTGAATAAATTGTAGGTATTAGTGCCTTGTAATCATTAGATGTCACGGCTCTAAACTGAGATGCATATATCCTAGGGGCTATAAATTTAATTGAATCTAAGCTTTCAATTTCATCGCCATCTGCAGATTTATCTACTGTGATTGGCGCAGAAATTTGGGTAGTAATAGGTAGTCCATCGTTATCTCTAAGAAGTCCAGAAAATGTAAAATTACTTGCACCGTTCCCCAAAGATCCATTAGTTATAATATAAGAAACTTTAATCCTACTTCCATTCTTAGGTTTTTTCCCAACAATATTATCGCCGAATCTAATTTCATATTTTTCATCTGCGATTTCCTGTATTAAAAATATTTTCGAAGTTTTATTGACGTTGAGAACATTTGTGAATGCAGTATATACCTCATCGACTGCATCAGAAACGGTCACTCGTATTGTAGTGGTATCTATATTAATATTTGGGAGAATAAATCTCTGGTTTGGTTGTGATGTATCCACGATAAAAGTACTTGTTAAGTAAATGCCCTCGTAGATGGACAACTCTTCAAAAGAAGCAAATCCATTTTGTACGGGAACTATAACGTTATCAGGCACCGAAAAAATATAATTACCATTAACTACAGAACCTAAAGCAACCTGTCCGGATAAAAGAGTAACGGTTCTTGCTGCGGTCGCACTCATATCAACTGTGAATGAAATTTTTGATTGTGCAGCTCTTTTGGATTTTGGCACATATCCAATATTTCTTGCAAGAGAAACTACGTTCTCTCTTAGTGTAGCACTATCTAAAAACACCTCATTCACCACCATATTGGTGTTATATGAGGTTATGTAGCTATTATATGCGAGCAGGTCTATGAGTGCAGAGAAATTAGACCCCTCAAAGTCAAAGTCAGTAAACTTACTGCTTGTTCTTAAATAATCTTTAATTTGAGCCCTTAGATCGGAAAAGTCTAAATTAGTGAATTGATTAAAAGACATTAGACTCTAGTGGGTTGCAGTATGAAAGTTACAGTTTGACGAGGAAATGGTAAGCCAAGAATATCATATACAATTTCAACATTCATTTCGTTTGATTCTTCTGGATAAGTAACTGAGACTATGGGGTTTCCAATTCGTGGTTCATAATTTTTCAATAATGTTTCAATTTCAGTCTGTAGGTAATCCGCAACTTCTGGGGTTTGTAACTCAAACAGTGAATTATCTATTGAAGTTCCTATTAAATTATTAAAAAATCGTTCTCCAATTCGAGTACGAGTTAAGTTAATAACAGATTTTTTAATTGCATCAGCATCAGTTATCACCAAGATGTCATTAGTCACTGGATTTCTCACAAAAGAGAGACTTATGTCTGTAAATTTGCGAGAAATCGTAGCCATTACTCAAACTTCTTAGTATTTATTATATGTATAAGACCTCACAGACACTTTTTGCCATAAGTGACCTCCAGACCATAACCCCAATCGTCATAGTCATCATCATTACGAATTTTTTCGTGAAGATCTGTCTGTTTCTTTAGGTCGTGAATCGGTGCGAGATCGTGCATAATCTCTTGAATCACTTGCTTTTTCTTTGGTTCCGTCTCTTTTGCGGGCGACACTGCATCTCCCCACATATCTAGGGTTTTATTTATCGATAAATTGGACATTTTTTAGCTCCTGATTAAATTAATCAGAACTTTTATAGGGGTTGCTATCCCTGTCCAATATTATTTTAAAATTATTCTTCAGATTCTATGATTTTAACCTTTTCATAGTCTTCTCCGAAGACCTGTTTCAGGTATTGTTCATCCCAGTATTGATAATAAGATGAAGTTGTTAAAGATTCCTTTACTTTTGATAATTTTCTCTTAGATTGACATAAAATTAAGTTATATTTCGCATTATTTGTCCAAATTTCACCAATTTGCGTATTTTTTGATGCACAATCCTCAAAAAACTTATAATAAGTGAATTTTTCATTATAAAACTGAGCCCAACGTTCGACTTCGAAGGGTCTCCAAAAATCTTGCACAATAAAAATGATGACATCGTGACCTGATTCGGGTACGATCTCATCAATTGGTGTTTCTACGATTGAAACTTTTGTATTTTTTGCATATGGGTCAATGGAGTGTCCGCCCAACTCTGGTCTTTTTTCGGAAACTTCTCCTATCCATTGAAAAATATACTTTTCCTTATCGTCTAAGACCCCATCATCTTCATATAAGGCCATATATCAACCAGCTGCAAGAGGTGAATTTGGATTTGGTTTTTGAGCGGGAGTTTGTCTTGCTTGTGCAGCTACATCATATCCAAAAACTTTTGCATTTTCTGGTGCTGCTGGTGCTGCGTCAGCTAAATTTGGACCCAGGGATGGAGTTGAATCTGACATTTTAATTTATATCGTATATCTTTTATTTATTTAACAATTTAAGTCATTTCTAATTTTTTGGACCATTTCATAATCTTTTTCCAAAATTTTCTTTAAATATTCATCATCCCATGAGTCATAGTAATTAGTTTTTGCCAAAATAGATCTCATTTTTGTTAGAAATTCAGAATTTTGATACAAAATAAGGTTATATTTGCCATTGTTTGTTTGCACTCCATTAATAAAACTAGGATCGTCTCTAAAATCGTCAAAAAATTTATATTTTGGATATTTTTGATTCAATTCGTCAATTTTTTGAAGCGCATACTCCCAATCTAAATCATCCTCTACAATAAAAACAACAACACCAAACTCTTCATCAAGAGGTTTGATGTCATTAATTGGAGATTTTACTATTTTATACGTATTTGACTTTGCAAATGGACAAATTGAATGACCTTTGAGATCTGGATTGTTTATCTTTACATAATCAATCCATTTTTCAATATCATCCACTATCCTTATCCTTGACCTCGATAGCGTTTGCGAGCTTTATTGCGGCTTGTTGCTGAATATTTAGTGTGTTTTCCCATTCCCTGACAAGTTTTCTTAGGAGTACTTTCTACATCAACGTTTCGAGTACCTACAGATTTTTTAACAGCCATAATCAATTCCTCATAGTTTGTTTTTACGCGCCAAAATTCTGACTAACGCGCCAGAAGACCTTAAGGTTTTAAATCTTTCTTAAGGTCTTTAAGATGAACTCAAATGATACGAGTCTTTTCATGTCCGACACGAATCTTCGGATCACACCAAATCTCGAAACCTTCTTTGATTGCATCTAGACAGAAAGATACGTCCTCACCACACATATCTTGAACTTCTCCAGAGTCGAACACTTGCATCTTCGGAGCGAACCAGGGATACTCTAGACGTTCAAAGACACCCTTCTTAATCAATACCCATCCAAACCCCGTATAATCGACTGTGAAGGGCTTACGGCGCTTACTCATCGTCTCTCCAGTCTCGTGATTCATCACTCCACCATTGTTCTTGAAGTCGTCCTCTTCAAGCCAATGTGCAACAGAAGTTGTTTGACCATCTTCAGTCATGTACCAACCAGCCGCAATATCTTTGTCCATTGCAACAAGACGATAAAACTTCTCAGTATCAAAAACAATATCGGAGTCAATCCAAAGTTGGTAATCATATTTTAGTTTACCATCCCAAGGAATCTGCTTTGGTCCTCGAAGAACATTTGCTCCCAGACACTTGCAACGTGCAAAGTTGACCATGGAAGAATAGTCCTGTGAAATTTGAATACTTGCACCGTTCTGTACGAGATCGAAACAGAGTTGTACAAAGTTCTTTAAGTAAGTATAAGAAACTCCTCTACCTGGAAGACAGAAAACAATCGCTTTACCGCGAATCATTTCCTTTGCTGCCTCAAGATCAAATTCTTCTTCACTTTTCTTTGAAGGAGTTGGTGCTGTTGCTTTAATCGTAAATCCTTTAGACATAAAAATAAGATTGCAATGTTGTAATTATACCACCAGAAGTCAATTCATGCAATGGCTTCTGGTGTATTTAGAACTACTGTAATAATAGCTCTTTCTTTTAAGTCGTTATAATATTCTTCAATGATCTTGACCTTAGAAGACACATCAGATTTTAATACATTTTCTGAGATCACTTCACCATTCACAAAAATATTATACACATTCTTCCTCAACTTTTTCAAATAGATCTTCGATTTCATTTCGAAGAGAATCATTAGTCACAAGTAGTTTATCCGAATCCAATCTATACTGAATGCAATCAATCAGTAAATCCTTTTCATAGTGATCGAGTTTAAGTTCCATACATCTAATAGTCAGTTCAAAAATTATATATGAATTTTAGTTTTTATAAAACGGACTTGTGGCTGGTTTTTCTGGCCTACAAAAATTTTTTGATTCCTTAGGGCTTTTTCGAACGCTCTGTCGGGTCGTTATAGATTAGGGTAGTTTAGCGTTTTTAGAAACGCACCGCGCCCCCCGCCACGACGCCGCAAAATATAAACAACTGCTCAAAGTGTCGCCGATACACGAGAATCCAAGGGAGCATAAGAAGCACGAGAACGCTGCTCCTGTAGCCCCCTAAGCCTCACAATCAACCGCTAGTGCGGAAGTATGAGGCTGCATTGCCCTGAACTACAGCATTCTGTGCATGAGTCGCATGACCGCTGTAAGCCTGCCCACGGCGGTTAGTGTTAGTCCGAGGGCCCTGTGTACGGCTCAGAATCAGCTCAGATTTCCGAGCCTTACGAGTAGGCAGTACAGTGTACTTAATCTCTCCCTGTATATCTGCAACCAACAAATCAAGTTTAGTTGCTGTAGCGAAGTTGATGTTTGTCATAAGAATGTGTAGCGAAGTGTGTGTGTTAAATGTAAACGAATGAATCAAAGCTCCGCAATCATTTCATTCAGTTCGATTCCGTTAAGTGCAGGGTCATTATACAGCACACTATCACGAGTTTGCTTCATTCCTAGATCATCAATCAGAATCTCTTGGAGTTCGTCCCAAGAATCACATCCCCGAGCAATGCTATACAAACCTGCATCATTCTGAATCCACAGTGCAACATTCCAGGTTTCATAGTTGCTCCAACCGTTATAGGTTTGGTCTGCAATGTTGGTCTGGTAAGTAACAGCCATTTGAGTAATGTTTGTGTGTATTGTAGCAGATCGGGGCTCAGCCCCACCATCCGTTGCGGATGTTGACCTTCAAGCCCAGTGCGGCACACAGCAGAGGGATCCCGATAGCAGCGAGCATCCAGAGAGCAGCGGCAAGGTAGTGATTCATTATAATCAATAAACAGGAGTTGAGGTGATTTCTTTCCACTCACGGGGAAAGATTTCGTTAGCAATCTTATCGTTTAGTTTGAAGGAGTTGATGG